GGAGATACTTGCGCTTTTTGTATTATGCTTGCCTCTCGTGGATGGGAATATGTTTCAAAGAAAGCTGCACAAAGCCATGCGGAGCATATCCATTCAAATTGCGACTGTACTTATGCAGTCAGATTTGACACAAGCGCAAAACTAAAGGGATATGATCCCGACAAATATTATCAGCAGTACAAAGACGCAGAGGGAAGCACCACAGAGGAAAAATTAAACTCAATGCGCCGCAAATACTACGCAGAGAACAAAGAAACCATACTAGCGCAGAAGGCAGACGCATATGCAAAGCGAATGGAACTCAATAGTTCCGCCGCAGAAGAAACAAAGGTTGATTAGAGACATTCTTTCGAGGATGTCTTTTTTCATACAATAAACGGCTACGAGTGCCAAGAACTCGGAAAACACTCATTGGAGGAATTGAATATGTCAGAAACTGTGAATCAGGACAACACAAATCAGGAACCCACAAACGAAGGCAAGACCTTCACTCAGGACGAATTAAACGCAATCGTCAGCGAAAGACTCAAAAGAGAGTCAGCTAAATATGCGGACTATGAGGACTTAAAGGCAAAGGCTCAGAAGTATGACGAATACGAAGAAGCCAACAAGACAGAGCTTGAAAAGGCAAATGAAAGAGCTGCTTCACTCGAAGCCGAGCTTACAACCTTAAAGAAATCGAACGAGGTTCGTGATTTGAGAGACAAAATCGCAAAAGAAACAGGAGTCCCGGCTAATCTTTTAACCGCAGAGACAGAGGATGAATGCAAAGCGCAGGCAGAAGCTATTAAGGCCTATGCAAAACCCGGAGCATATCCCTCAGTCAAAGACGGTGGAGAGGTTGGCGGAACATCCCAGAAGACCACTCGTGAACAGTTCAAAGAGTGGTTAGATAACCAGAACTAGGAGGATAAAAATTATGGCATTATCAGGTACACCCACCAACAGAACATCCATTGACCTTCCTGTTGAGATTTCACAGGAGATTCTCGCTAAGACTCAGGAGCAGTCCGCAGTTATGAGACTCGCTCGTCAGATTGCTCTCCCTGGCAGAGGAACCGCAATCAACGTTATCACATCTGATCCTACCGCTTCTTGGGTAGGTGAAACAGAGTCTAAGCCCGTTTCTAACCCCGGTCTTCAGACCAAGGTTATGAGAGCTTACAAGCTCGCAGTTATTGTTCCTTTCTCAAACGAGTTCAGAAGAGACGCAGCATCCCTCTATGACGAGTTAGTTCGTAGACTTCCTGCCGCTCTCGGACAGAAGTTTGATGCAACAGTATTCGGCAACGGCGCAGCTCCCGGCTCAGACTTCGACACATTTGCAGCTATCACAGGACAGAGCCTCGCTTCTGATGTATATCAGGGACTCGTTGCAGCTGATACAGACGTAGCTCTTCACGGCGGCGTTGTAAACGGCTACGCAATCTCTCCTCAGTTAAGAGGCATCCTTCTTGGTGCAGTAGATCAGGACAAGAGACCTCTCTTCATCAACAACACAAGCGAAGGTGCAGTTCCCAGACTTCTCGGTGCAGCTACATACCTTACAAAGGGCGCATTCGTTCAGGGTTCTCCTTCAACAGTCGGCGTAGTTGGTGACTGGACTCAGGCACTTTACGGAACTGTTGAAGGCGTTAAGATTGACTACTCTGCTGATGCAACTCTTGACATTGGCGGCGGTCAGACAATCAACCTCTTCCAGCAGAATATGTTTGCAGTAAGAGCAGAAATCGAAGTTGGTTTCCGTGCTGATACTTCTGTATTCAACAAGCTCACCGCAACATCTGTTCCTTCAATCTAAGAATGGTTAGCTTGAAGAATCCTTTTACCGGGACGATCACTCTCGTCACGGAAGAGAGATTAGAAGAATATAAGAGGGCAGGCTTTACGGAGCTTGCCCCTGCTTCTTCTGAACCCGATAAGAAGGAAGAAACCAAGGCAGAAGAGAAGCCTAAACGTGGCGGAAAGAAGAAATGAGGTTAAATAATGGCTTACGCAACTATTGAAGATATTAAAAACAGAATGACGAGAGACTTGTCAACAGACGAGGAAACCGTTGCGACTTCGCTTCTTGATGATGCGGCAGTCATTATTGACACTTATAACGCTAATGCTACCGCAGAAGCCAAGAAAGTAGTTAGTTGTCGAATGGTTATCAGAGCACTCGGAGACGGAGACACTTCCGTCCCTATGGGAGCAACACAGGGTTCACAATCTGGACTCGGATATTCGCAGTCATGGACTATTGGCACAGGCGGAAGCACAGGCGAGTTATACATTGGCAGAATCGAAAAGAAGCTCCTCGGAGCAGGAGACCTTATCGGTTCTCATTCGCCTACGGAGGATATTAAATGAAAGGCACAACAGTCAAAGTCTTACAAAAGACGGTCACAGGTCAGAATGCCTTGCACGAAGACATTGTAACCGAAAAATGGATTGATGTTCCTGATGTTTTAGTAGGTCAGCCCACAACAGATGATATTACATCCACATTGCAGCTTTACGGAAAGAGGATTGAATATGTCCTCGGAATCCCTAAAGGAGATACAAATGATTGGACAGATACCGAGGTTGAGATTTGGGGTGAGAAATACAAGACAATCGGTTATCCTATGACAGGCGAATCAGAAAACATCCCGCTTCGGTGGGGCAAAAACGTCAAGGTTGAGAGATATGGCTAAGAGGGTAAGATACGAAACGAACCTAAAAGGCTTAAATGAACTCATGAAATCAGATGAGATGAAATCGGCAGTAGAGGCAGCAGGCGAAGCGGTCAGAAGTCAACTCGGAGAGGGTTATGAGGTAGACACCAAAAAGGGCAAATGGTTAGTTGTCACGAGAGTGAAAGCTGAATCAAAGAAAGCCGTTTCTGATTGCTTGAAGAACAACACACTTTTGAAAGCAGTCGGAGCAGTTGGACTGAGGATGAAGAAATGATTATTGAGAACTTATTACTTGATGAAATTCAAACAAGGACAGGAATCCCGACTTACCCCAAGGTTCCTGCAAATATGCCCGGACAGTTCTATGTCATAAGCAAAACAGGTTCATCTCTTGAAGACCAAATCAAAACCTCAACCATTGCAATTCAGTCATATGGTGGAAATCAACTTGAAGCCGCCACCATGAATGAAAACGTTAAGGATGCAATGTTGAGTCTCATTTCACTTGACGAAATCTCAGCAGTCGTTATTAATAGCGACTACATCTACACAGACACATCAGAAAAGAAAGACCGCTATCAAGCAGTCTTTGTAATCACACACTACTAGGAGGAGAAATAATGAACGCAGCAAATGTTTCAACAGGTAAGCCTAAAACAACAGGCGGCATCTGGAGAGCACCCAAAGGAACAACCCTCCCCACAGACGCAACCACCGCTTTACCCGCAGCCTTCAAGTCTATGGGCTACATCAGCGAGGCAGGTGTTACCAATAATCAGGACTTAGACGTCAACGAGATTAAGGCCTGGGGAGCAGTAACAGTTTACCGTGCTCTTAATGGCGTTAATGACCAGTTCACGTTCGCAATGATTGAGACTGAGAACGTTGAAGTTCTTAAGGCCGTTTATGGCTCAGACAATGTATCGGTTGACGCTTCTGGAAACGTAACAGTTAATGTCAAGGCAGATGATCCCGAAGAGGCAGTTTGGGTTATTGAACTCGCACTCAGAGGCGGAATCCCTCGCAGAATTGTTATTCCTGATGGAGCAATCACCGCAAGAGAGCCTGTTGTTTATGATGATGCAGATGCTATTGCACACGGAATCACTCTCAGCGCTTATCCTTACGAGGATTATGCAGGTGGAACACACAAAGAGTTTACCGCAGGCATGGCAAGCATCTAATTGCTTAGAGAGGTATAAAAATGGTCAGAGGAAAAACTAAAAGCGGAATCAAGTTCCAGATTGACGAGCGCATAAAGAATGACGCTCGATTTTTATTTTATGCGAACAAACTCACCAAAGCCAAAGCCACAAAAGACAATGCAGAGCCTATTGCGGACTACGTTATGTCGTTAATCGAAATCATTTTTGGTGGCGAAGAAGGAACAATAGCCTTCATGAATGAGGTTGCGGCTAAGAACAAAGGAGTTTGCGACACAACCACAATGATGAATGAACTCGGAGAAATTATTGACGCCGTGAACTTAAAAAACTCTTCATCCTCTCCCAAATGATAGTTGAGGGAGAGGGGAAGCTAATAAGTGATCTAGCGGAAGAATATCACCTGCACATCTCGGAATTTGGTGTCCCACTACAAGACATTTACGGGAGAGAGTTGCCGCCTTATTGGGTAGCAACTCTCGCTTGTAATTTGAGGGATAATTCCCGAATCAAAAAACAAATATCAGAACGAAAATTAGGACTTGAAGAAACTCTTTTGTCGATAATAGCAGACCGATTAGGAATTTTGGTTTGGCAGCCGACAAAGGACGGTCACAAGAATAGAAACAGACCTAAGAGCATCCTTCAGATACTCACAGGCGAAGACAAGAAGAAGGACGAATTGGAAGTGTTCGACAACCCTGAGTCCTTTGATGAATGGTACAAGAGAACGAGGACATAACATGGCAACAGAAATCGGAACTGCGTACGTCTTAATTGAACCTACTGCCAAAGGATTAGGCGGAAAAATTGAAAACGAGATGAACGGAATCGGCGAGAAGTCCGGCAATTCATTTGCAAAAGGCTTCG